ATGGTGTAAGTCTCCGCAAAGAACTAGCTTCCACGGACGTAACCTTTCAAAATCATACTCAGCTGTAATATGCGGAGGCACCTCTCCACGTATGTGTGTGACTAGGATGTGATCAGGAATAGGTCTAGGCAGGTTATCTCGTTGCATCTCGCCATAGGGAAAGAACTGAAAGTTAACTCCTTCTAGGCTGCGCGCAGCGTTATAGCAGATAATCTCTACTTGGGGATTATTGATTTTATACTCTCCAGTGAAGTGCTTTAAAAAAGATTCACCCTTAGAGGTAGCCTCATGATTACCAGGAATAATGAATGTCTTAGTCTTAACCCTATGGATATAGGATAAGAAAAGAGCTACTTCATCAGGTTCTGGTTTCTTATCAAAGACATCTCCTGCGATTATGTGCGCGGTGCATCCCTTCTCTAGCTCAAGAAGATGGTTGAAAAACTCTTGGAAACGATTAGACTGCCATTCCCAAGGAACTTTCTTCTTATGTAGGAGTATGTGCCAATCTGCACTGTGTAAGATTTTAAACATTGAAAAACTTTCTATAATATGCTATAAATAACGTATGAGACGTTGTTGCATATATGTGACCGCGGTTCCCTATATGGCACATTCGTCTTCAGCTTGCCTCGGAGAGGCATAACGTATGAACGCTGCAACTAAGATGTCTCGGAGAGACATAACGAATACGTGGGAGTCTTGTGTCTTATTACAAGAGCTCCCACGCCGTCTCGGAGAGACCCAACGCGGTTAACGTGGGAGTATTATTACAAGAACTCCCACGCTGTCTCGGAGAGACACAACGCGGTTAACGTGGGAGTATTATTACAAGAACTCCCACGCTGTCTCGGAGAGACACAACGCGGTTAACGTCTGTCAAATATCCTGCTCACGTCTCCAGGGAAAGTGAATGCCCCTACGTGACTTAGTCTAGTGCTAGGATCAAGCCAAATCTTACCGCCTATTTTCTGCCATCTACGACAGAAAGTATAGTCTTCTGATAAATATCTGTTATCATCTGGATCATGAATAGTATCGAAGAAAGAATAACAGAATGGATTGAACTTAGGATCAATAGAACTATCATTTTTATAATGTAGTTCTGGATATGCTTGAATCATCTTGTCAAAGACAACTCTTTGCACCATGAAGAATCCGGTGGAAGCATCCATTACTTCTATAGCTCCGTTATCTACATTAAGTTCTCTAGTTCTAGGATCTTTGAACTTAAGATTTATAGCATATTGAGCACTGTACTTAGAGATATCCTCTTTTCCTTCGATAGCTGCTCTTCTTACACTCTCCCAATCAACTGTTTTCTTAGGATAAGCTGCTGCAATTAATGGCTTATTCATTGCTAACATTCTGATTACTGAATCTGGCTCGAATTCAATATCTGCATCTATGAACATTAGGTGAGAGCAATCACTCTCTAGAAACATTGCTGTTAAGATATTTCTAGCTCTAGGCACTAGGCTCTCATTTCTAAGAGTAGTGATTCTGTAATTAATCTTGTAATGATTTAGAGCTTGAGTAAGCCTAAACATTGATAAGAAAAACTGATCTGTTAGCTGTCCACCATAACATGGAGTTGCAAAAAACAGGTTGTGTTTCTGCAGTTCTTCAATGTTTATGTGCATCTGCCCCGGATTATTTGGGTCAGGTGTTACAGAGGGTTTACCGTTAGGTATCATCTCTGCTAGTTTTGATACCTTACCCATTAATTAAGATCCTCTACTCCTTCTGGTGATAGAGAATTGTCAGTTATAGTGCTAAACAACATGGTGTTGTCTAGTAGCCACTTCTTCTGCTCTTCGTAAGTTGGGCGCTTATACATCTTTGATACTTCGTAAAGCTCAATAGCACGTTCTTCTGCAGTCAGTGCCTTGCTTGTTCTAGCAGGTACACAGGTATACTTTACGTTCTGAGGAAGAGGACCTGTCTTCTCTTTCTTGATTGTGATGTCGTATCCCTTTTCTGGGTCTGCGGGGTTACCGTATTCTGGGTTACGAGCATAGTCTACAATTTGCTTGTAAATAGTTGCTTTGACGTCGAATAGCTTGACTTTACCATCGCTTCTGTCTAGTACGTTACAGACATAAGCGAACTGTGGCTTTTCAGAATAGATATCTGGAGGTAGTTCCTTCATTGGGTCTTTTGCATTACTGTCAAAAGATTCTGACTGACGGTTGAACTGTAGGCATTCTACCGGCATCTTCTTTCCCTCTTTAGTGATTACCCAGTAAACGTAACGAGGAAGAACTTCTCCCACGAATCTAACCTTAGTATCTCCTACTATTGTTAGACGCTCGATTACCTTGCGATCTCCTTTTGTTTCTTTTTTAGCCTGATCCCATGCTACCATTTGTTGTTTCTCCTTTTTTAGATTGGTTTAAGTGTGTAAGTTCTGGTATGAACCATATTTTTTGATCTTTATGTTTTAAGTAAGGATTATCCCAGTATTTATCATCTAGATAAGTTTCTGGAATATATAAATTTTTATTATTTATGGATCTTTGACTCAGCGCATAAATATATACAATTTTATTGTAGACAGATTCTTTATCGTTTAGCCAATCGAAATTGACTAAATAACATTGAGGTTCTGTAGTTACATAGTTGTTAATAATCCCAAAGAGACTTTTAACTATATGTCTTTTCCTATATAAAACTTGAGGTATATGATCAATGTTAAGTCTGGAGAGCAATAAACTCTCCGAAGAACTTATAATTGAATTATATCCTTTACTAAGAGCATAAGTCAATGTAATTATACCTTCCGGTACATTATCACTGCGCGACTTTAACTCGTACCAATTAAAATGCTTCAATCGGTTTAAATCCTTTGATCAGATACCACTGAACTCTCTTAGATTGTTGTGCCTGAACTATATGTCCTTTTAGCCAAAAATCTACGATTAGTGGATCTTTTTTATCTGGATGTAACCTAATAATTCTTCCTACTCTCTGCTCTAGTTTAATAGGATTATTATTAGGACAAGTTAAAAATATTGTATCTAGACGATGACAACTAATTCCTTCGTCAAATATCTTAGTGGTGAGGATAGCTTTTACTTCTTTTCCAGCAGAGTTTAGTATTTTATCTCTTTCGGTTTGCGGAGTTTCTCCGATCAAAAGTTTACTATCTGGAATTAGTTTTAATAGTTCTTTTAGCATACCTACTCGTTCTGACAGAATTAATAAGCATCTACCTTCGGCTATTTTCTCTTTAGCTTTTTCTGCGACTAAGTTTAAATACTTGGGATTTTCTCCTAGTTCAGATAACCTAGCAGTCCAATCTCTATTGATATTGAATATCATAAAAGGTATATCTGATTTAACTATTTCAAAATGGCAATCTGCCAATTTTCTACTATCTTTAGCGACTACTAACTTATCTCCAAAATAATCTGGTAATACTAAATGGTGACCGTCTTTTCTAGCAGGAGTTGCAGTAATCGCAATCTTATACTTAGAATTTATATTATTTACAGTTTCCGAGAAGGTTTCGGCTGGGCACAGATGTGCCTCGTCTACTATCACTAGGGAAAATTCGTTCTTTATAGCTTCTATATTATTGTTGGCGCTTTTATAGATAGCAACCGTTATAGGTTTAAGATTAAACTTACCATCGCCTATCATACCAATTTCTTGATTTGGTATTAACTTTTTCAGTTCTTCTATCCACTGATAGAACAGTAGCTTAGTGTGCACTATAATTATAGTAGTAAGACTTGCTTCTGCTATGAGATTGCACGCTGCAAAAGTCTTTCCCCATCCACACGGTGCCTGAAGTAACCCAGAATTAAGTCCCCTCATACCTATTCCATTTGGAAAAAAAGGCCTGATAGCTTCTAACTGCTCAGGCCTTAATTTACCATTAAATTCTAGTAGAGGTTCAATTTCTTTTTTTGTACGCTCATCTTTTAAGTTTTCTACTTCTAACTTAAATATAGAATTACTAGGGACTAAATAATAGTTATCAATCTCTTCAATAGATGAAAAGAATTCATCTCCGTAATTATAGAGATATAGAGATTCAAAATCACTTATATCTTCTATGTCATCTTTGCAGATTCTTAACTTTTCATTTATTGTAGCGTTTTTTATCTTCATAGGTTTATGTATTCACTAATCTTTGTATCATAGGTAAACTGATAGATAATCCATTCATAATCAATGTAGAGTAGTATTACTTTTAGTACGTCTAAATCAGCATTTTCTAAGTCTACAGTTTTATGTATTTTTAACGGATAGCTAACATAATTTACCCAAATTAGTCCTTCTTTAATTTTTCTAATTCTTGCTAGTTTTGTTGGAAATCTCTCTTTATTTACTAAATCAAATACTTTACCTGTACTATCTACACCCCAATAAACTTTGGCATTCAATAGTTCAGTTAAATTTCTACAAGTAAACTCAAAAGATACTCTAGTGTCAAAATTAGATAATCTTTCAAAATAAGAAAGATTCTTGTTTTCTGAGGTTACGTTGTCTATAAACGTAACCTTACTGTGGGGATCTACCTTAACAAGAACCTTATCTTTTTTGTATATTACAGAATATGGATTATGTTTTCTCGCAAAAAAAGGAAAAACAATATCCTTAAACTTTGAGTGGCTCAAGTTCTCCCCAGCTATTGCCTACTTCGAAATCTACATCAATAGGACAGTTAGGGATACTAATTCCTCTGTCTATCTGAATAGACTTACGCATATTCTGAGCCCAGGTATCAACTAGATCTTCTCTTACTTCCGCGACTATAGAGTCGTGAACAACAGTAAAAGGTATGATCTCTCTCTGATAGTTGTTATCTTCTATCCATTTCATAGCATCTACAAGACCTAAAAGATTAATGTCAGACGCTACACTCTGTACTAAGAAGTTAACCCCAGACCTAATTGCGTGACCTGCTACGCCTCTATTTGGAGATTTACTCTCTGGAAGTCGGCGCTTTCTGCCGAAGAAGCTATAGATATAGGCATTGCTTGCAATGAAATCATTGGCATGATCAATCCATATCTTTAGATTACTAGCTTCTCTAAAGTATTTATTAATAAACATTTTAGCTTCTTGATAGGTAACGTTAGCAGTTTCTGCAATTTTACCCGGCCCTGCTTGATACATGATACCGAATGTAATTGCTTTTGCCCACTGTCTATTATCTGGATATAGTTTTTTAACTTCTTCTACCTTGCACGGCAAATTGAAAATCTGTTTAGCAATGTAAGAGTGGAAGTCTAGTTTTTCTACGAACGCTTTCTGTAAGAATTCGTCATTACTGAGAACTGCTGCGTAATACACTTCCGCAGTCTTCAAGTCTCCCTGAACTATCTTATAACCCTCCCGGGCTTTAAACATCTTTTTGATGTCCTTATTGTCTCGAGGAATATTTTGGTAGTTAATTACTCCAGAGCTAGATAGACGTCCGCTGGTAGTTCCATGAATATTGAAACCACTACGTAGTCTTTTATCAGAGCTTAACCCACTAATAATACCTTCAAGATATGTATCTTGGATCTTTTTCTTTTTACGAAGATCTAGTATTAGATTAGATAGAGGATGATCTAGTTCTTCTAGAACTTCCTTATCTGTTGACCAAGCACCGGAATCTGTTTTCTTTACTGGCTCTAGTCTTAGAATAGTAAAGAAAAGTTCTCTAAGTTGCATAGTGCTATTGGGATTGAACGTTTTTTCATATATACGCTCAAATCTAGCAACAGCTTCATCTTGATAAATCTCTTTTAGAGTTTTATCAATTTCTACTTTGTAGTTATCTACAAGAGTTTGGGCGAAGGCTACATCAATAGGGCCTCCGTTTCTCTCTAGAACCATTAGTGATTTACTAGCAGGTAGGAGAATTGTCTCGTAGAGACTTTTAAATTTTGGATTCTTATCAACAAGAGGTTTGAATTTTAGATATAGTTGAAAAGAAGCATCCGCATCCTTACAAGCATAAGGAGCCAGGATGTCTAAGGGTAACATTCCGTAATTAAAGTCTTCTAGCTTGAGCTTGCTTTTTCTACAAAAAGCTTTTTTATATTCATCTAGTTCGCGCTCATAGTCACCTAGATCGGTATATTTCATAGCTAGAGGCTTAAGTCCATGCGTGCCTACGGCTTCTTCTAAGCAATAGTGAAGAAGCATGGTATCCTCAAAGTCAGGAAACTCCCAACCTAGTTGATAGTTCAAGAACTGTTGATCGAATTTGCCGTTATGGAATATTACTTTTTTAGTTTTAAGTAGATTTTTAATTTCTTCTTTATGCTTTAGGATTATATCAATAGATATAAATACACCTTCGTGAGGTTTAGTACTAAAGGCAACTCCGATTATGTCATTGTCCATAAAAGATAGACCTGTAGTTTCGATATCGCATACTACTTCTTTAGCATCTATAAAGCTAGAAGACATATATTGATTATATGATTCCTCATTATCTATATACAGATGGGTCTTATCATTTACAACTACGCTATAGTTACCATCTACGATTTGAGAAATAGTAGATAGGGCTTTAACGATATCATCTCTACTCTGTGGTTTAACAGATATGATGTTAGGATGCATCAATGGAATATACTTATCTTTTACAATGGTTCCATTGTATTTAGTTATTCCAGTCATACCACATACATGCTTAAGAGCTTCGGCACCTACAGGTACAATATAAGGATATGTATCTAGTACTGTCATTTCGAGATCTACATCTTTCTTAAGGATCTTATCCTTAGGAGATGAGCATAGATACTTAATATCATACTTAGAATGTAGGGATGTGGGTGCTAGTTCTTTAAGCCATGAGTCTAAAGTTGTATCAGCGACAGACGCACATACGAAAGCTAGTTTTGTCATTTTATTGCTTGTTCCAATTCATATTTTGATAGATCTCCGGGATCTCTTCCTGGAGGTAAGCTTATATTTCTTACTTCTATGTTATTTAGTTCTAGTAGTTTTTGAATACTAGCAGCAGCTCTTATACCAGCAGAATCTCCATCCATTAGAAGATGAACTTTAGTAATTCCTATTTGATCTAGAAGTTCTACTTTTTTAGGACCAAAATTTTGAGTCCCAAATATACATAGAACATTTCTAAATCCGTGCTGCCACATATTTAACATATCGAATATACCTTCTACTAATATAATTTCTTTTGTTTGTTCTATTTTATCTAATGGGAATAGTATCTGTGTAACAGAGGCTCCCATAGGTCTACGAAAGTATTTCGGTTTTTTACTACTAGTAAGTCTTAATCGACCTTCTATAAATCTTAGTCTACCAAATTGATAGACTGGTATGCAAATATAATCTTCCATTCCCATCTCGTGAGTTAGGAATGTTCCAAATTCTTGCAATACTTCTTCAGATATTCCTTTAAACGGAAAATCTACTTCTGTCCTGTTATTAGGTAACTTTAGATTGTCTTTTTCAATAAAAGACGTAACTTTCTGTTTAAGCTTTTGAATTTTAAATCTTTGCTTAGTTTCTATGGGAACTCTAGTTACAATTCCTATAGATTGCAAAAACTTAGATCCTCCACCTTTAAAGTCACAACTCCAACATTTAAATACGTTTTTGTCTAAGTTATAGCTTAGTGAAGGATCTCTATCTTCGTGTAAACCAGAAGTGCATTTAATTAAGATAGTAGAAGGATTATTTGTTTTCTTAAAAGGAATTCCTCTATCTTCTAATATGGTTATAAGGTCCATTTATTTTATAAATCCTTTGATGATTCTTCTGATCCGTATCTCTCACCGGGTAGAAGCTGTTCATTAATTACTTTACTCTGGCTTGGGTCAATCTTAACACAAGGCCAGTTCATGAATACTTCAAAGTTAATCGTTTTACCATTTCTTATCTTAGAGGTTAACATTTTCAGTTTATTAGGATCTTTTTCCTGATCTACAGGCATGAAGCTAAAAGCTCTGTCTGCGAAATCTAAGATACCTTTTGCAAATCGCGCTTCTCCAGAAGAATCAATCTGGAAAGGAGAAAGCACTGTTATATTATACTTTCTTGCTACAGATTTCAAGCTGTCTGACAATACGATCTGAGATTTCCAGTCTTTTTGATCTGGTATCTTAATGATGTTGATGTAGTCAACTACAGCCATATTAAAGTTAGGATATTTACTACTGAATAGATTACAATAGTGATCTATTCTAGAAAGATTCAAGCTTTCATCGTCTATCAGAAAGAACCTATTATCTTTCATAGGAAACTTTCGATTTTTCATCTCTAGTTCAAACCTATCAAAGTCTTTAGTTCTAGTAGTTTCATCTACTAGCTTTAAAAGCTCTGGTTCTGGCTGATAAAAAGTATTTACCTTAGCTTGAAGTATTCTTAACTTTTGATCTTCTTTTAGTTCGTTTCTATAGATATCCAGAAATGGAACTTCACTAATTATAGATAGAAGTCGATCGTATACTTCTTTGTATCTCATTTCAATGGTAAAGAAAGCTACAGTAGCGCCTTGTTTGAAACGATTAAAGGCGCAATTCAAACTTATAATAGATTTTCCACTACCTCTACGACCGCCTAGAAGGACTAGTTCCTGAAGAGCAAATCCTCCATTAACTGAATCATATTCAGTACTAAGACCTGATGGATATAGGGTAAAGTCGTCTCCTTTAGGAAAGAATTCTAATTCTCCTACATCAAATAGTTCATCTACTGATGGAGACGCTTTATTAAGTTGTAAAACGTGTTCTTGCAGTTTATCAATGATTTCTACTTTTTCATAGTTTTCAAAATCATCCATAAACTTGTCTAGAAATCTGATAGTATCTTCTCTTACATAATGATCTTGTAACTGACCTACTAGAAATGCATTAGCAATAGTTTCGTACTTATTGGTATCAGATAGAATCTGAGTATCAATATAGTCTTGTAAAGCAACATCTTTATGTACAATTAGTAATTCTTCTATGCTAGGCAGTCTAAGATTAGCCTTATAGAAGTTTTTAATCTTATCAAATAGCACAAGACTCATGCCAGAGAAATATTCCGGCATAAGTTTTGAATAGAAATCGTTATCTCTAGTAGCCAAAAGCCTACCTAGAGTTAGTTTTTGTAGATCAAGCAACTGGGTTACTCCCTGCTATAGGAAAGAGATCTCTTCTATAGTATTCGGCGAAATATGAATAATCACCGATATGATATACTAGATAAGTTTCTCTTCCTGTTTCTTCGATTATTTTTGTGACTCTGTTAATAAAATTCTGGGCAGCGAATCTTTTCCACTGACTACCGTCATCAAGGATGTAGTATGATTCATAATGAATACCCTCTACAGGCTCTTGGTCAGGAGCTAACTTAGCCCAAGAATGTAATTCTACCGACTTTAGATGAGCATTGTCGAATCTCTCTAAATACTCTTCGTCGTATATTTCTTTTACTATAGCAAAACTGTTATTTTTTGCAACAAATACTTTTTCACCCTTGACGAACTTTTTGTCTAGGTCTTGAATAACATGGTCTACATTAGCCTCGCCTCTTTTTGAGCGTGCTCTAATAGGTACGTTACCTTCGATAAGAACTTGTTTAATTTTCTGAGGAGTTAGATATAGACTTTCTGCAATAGAAGAAGTACTTTCTCCTTTTAGGTATGAACCTATAATTGATTTTTTTGTTGCCTCATCAATAGGTTTAGAGCGAATTTCTTTCTTAAGGCGTTCTTCTCTTTCAAGACCTTCTTTGAATTCTGTGATAATAGTATCTAGTCTCTTGGTATTATACGCAATACCAAGATGTTCGCAGCAGGCCTTTTTAGTTTTACCTGCCTTGAGCATCCAGATAACCTGTCGAATTTTAGACTCAGGTATTTCTTTTTTTACTGCCATGTTTAATCCTTATATCAATAGATTCTAGCAAATAAAAATGCGTTAGTCAACTTGAATTGAAACTAACGCATTAATATGTAGAAATGTATTGAATTAATTTACTGTTTTTAGGCTTAGATTTTCTCCGGCCATTTGTTCTTCTTCTTTTACATAGTTGTAAAAGTTTTGAACACCTGTCCATTTGTTTTTAAGCTCACACTCTATGTCTGTATACTCTAACATAGGCACTGCTAGGCTAGCAAAGAATTCATCGTGAAACTCGTCTGAATGTTCATTCATTCTAGATGATCCAATTTTACTCTGGCTTTTATGCATAGCTGGGCGAATTGGATACCAGGTTTTTAAGAATTCTTTAAAGTACGGATGCGTATGAGTAATATACTCTTCACCCTTACGATGACAGTAGTAATGATGTACGTCTAGCATACATCTAATAGGTATGATATTGGCTAGCTCTAGTGTGTGCTCAATATCATAACCATTAGGTTTGTCTTCGTTTTCGACTGTCAATGCTTTTTGTGTATAGTCATCTAAGTATCTGTAATTGGTAGCAAATCTACTAATACCGTCTGAGTGTTTACCTCCGTAGAGACCTTGTAAATGGATGTTGATAATAGCTTCTTTTGCTGGTATATTCATCCACTTAAATATCTGTGCGTGATAATGCAGGTCTTCTATAGAGTTTGTAACCACGTCAGCACGGTTTGAACCAAGGACAGTATACTGACCAGGATGGCTAGAAAGGCGAATCCCGCTAGAAATGGCGAGTTCACCAGCACGTCCCAGAATATCTTTAAGTGTTTCTGTAATTTCTCCATAATATGGATGTATCTCCTTTACCGTATAACAAGGGAATAGTTCAGAACTAATTCTCCAATATCTAAGCTCTTTGGGCTGAGAAGATAGAAATTTAATCTGTTCTAAAAGTTTATTTGCGTTGTAAACGGCTTTATCTAAAGCCTTTCGATAATTAGAAAGAGCACTAGTTTTTGTAGTCGTGCCCATATTCATTTTATCTAAAGGCGGTTTATCAAACATACAACAAGTTGCAAGTCTGTATGTTGGCTCTTCTTTGAGCCAATATCCTTGTAAGTTAGTCATACTATATATTATCGTTTTTCAAACAATTTAACTAGCTTAAACTTTAATGAACGTGTAGGTTTTCAGCTATAAAATATAAATCATTAGTCAAATCTCTAATTAAGCCAGTCTTAGAATACACCGGTCGAAAGCCATCTCTTAGGGCTTTATTGTTTCGATATATTTTTTCTAGCATAAAACTTGCTCTATAGGCTATCTGAAGTTCTTTATATTTTTCACTACTTAATTCTTTATCTTCGTAATATCTGGAGATTATGGAATGAAAGTAGCCTGTTTTTTCTTCTTCAGGAAGTGATAATATATAGTTTAACGTGCTTTCTGGCACATTAAATAATTCAAAAGGTTCTAAATCTTTTTCCATTTCACCAATAAAAAAGCGGCAGGTGAGTTACACCTACCGCTTCTTCCCCTCAATTTACTTGAGTTATTACTCAGCCTTTGGCTGGTAATCAGCGCAAGCCATCTTACGACGAGTGAGAACGGTGCGAACACCACGCTCAGTCTTGCCGAAGTGAGCTGCGATCTCGGCTACGGTCTTGTCGGCCATATCCTCGATACCCTCATATGGGTCAGTCTTTGTAGCCTTCTTGTCACGCTGTGGGGCCTTTAGCTCCATTGATAGAAGCTTACCACGAACAGAGTTGACTGGCTTGTTTAGGCGAGCAGCGATATCCTCGAGATATGCACCCTCCTCAACCATCTTACGAACAAGAGCCTCTTCCTCGACTGAATAGCTCTTTGGAGCTACCTTCTTCTCGGCTGGCTTGATGTGCTGAGTCATCTCTAGTGAGAGAGCCTTACCGTTGATCTGGCGAGCATTGAA